TTAAAATTTATGCAATGCCTATCGCAGAATTTAATAAATTCTATAATCTGTTCTGATGTGTATTTTTTGTTCATAAACAAATTATACCATAAAAATCAACCTTGCAACAATTATTTTTCATATGTGCAAAAATACAACATAGGTGTAAACACCTAGCAAATAATCCTTGACACGGCCCAATTATACATGGTATAATTGGCGCCAAAATTGAAAACCTGAGTATTCAATTTGAAATGCAAACCTGAGTGTTCAATCGTAATCAATTATCATTACAGGGTTAATAACCATTAATCCTTGATATTTACCATCTTTTAAATATATCAGAGTAAATGGACGTTTAGCTTTAATAGCCTCATTAATAAATTCATTCATATTAATCTACCTGAATATCAACGATTGCAGTATTATCTGAATTCATTACATAATAAATACATAATGAGCCTGATGATGCCATAATCACATTTGATTTAGTAAAACCTGCATTAACAGGGCGATTAGCAAAATCTTTAGCGATAGCATCAAGGACGATTTGAGGAGTGTTTTGTGTTTTCATATGTGTATTGTACCATAAAAAAGTGTAGGGGCAAAGCCCCTACAATCAATCAGGTCTTTTCAGCCTTGATAAAATCAGCGATTGCTTTCAATGCTGTTTTGTTAGCCTTAGTCAACGATGTGACATCAGCCTCATTCAAGCCCAATGCTTGCCCAATGTAATCGGAAACCTCATCCTTTTTTACAGTGGGTTCACCGGATTTAGTAACATAGGTTTTTTTCTGGTAAACCTTTTCACGCGAAAGTTTTGCAACAATTGAGCGAGCAGATTTGCCCAATGCTTGCGCGATTGATTCTACAGTTGCACCGGCTTGATAGTCGGCGATGATCTGAGCAGTTTGCTCAGGAGTATAATTCAGAGTCTTGGTAGACATAATTTTCCTTTCAGTGTGTAGTGTGTTGAAGTATCTATTATATCACGGTTTCATTGTGGCGATACAAAACCACAATGGTGAGAAGGTTATTGCAACAAAGGCAATAGCCGCCAAGAGTTCATAAAAAAATTGTTTCATATTAAACCTTGTAGCTTTCAATTTCTGCGGCATAAGCCAAAGCATTCTGTGCATCACACATTTCATCATATGCCTCACGAGTTTTAGATACATAGTAAGCAACCAATTTCTCAGCATAAGCCAAGGCCAAAGTCTGTGTCTGTGTCATAGTGTCTTTCGTTGTCATGTGTTTATTATACCATGGTTTATCGAGTTGTCAACATTTTTTCTAACTGTTACAAACTGTTACATCTTAAGCCGTTGGTTCACAGTTTGAATTGAATATAGAAGTACTCAATTTACTTATTAGATAGTTACTCTGTTAACAAACTAAATTGAATACACAAGTAGTAGGGGGCGGTTAATTGACTAACAAAAGTACACAAGCTACTCCACCCTCCCACACGGCCAACTTAAGACAGATTCCTGCAACCACAAAGGTGCCAATATAGTCAATTATACTAGAATTGAACCCATATGTCAAGTGTGCACACACCACCTCAAAAAATTCATGCTTGTACAAATTTTTGTAGTATGTTATACTGGCCTAAAGGATTTTTAAATGCAACACTTACCCCAAACTAGCGCACCGCAATCACCTGCGGAAGCGCTACAAATTAGTCCAGAAAACTTAGAAATTGCCAACTGCTTCCTAGAGCTACAAGATTCGCAAAAAGTTGCGGATACACTAGATGTTCCTGTGGACATGGTTACCCGAATCTTAGCGCGTTCAGAGATAAAAGCTTATGTTAACCAAGTTTTCTTTGAAGTAGGTTTCAACAATCGCTTTCGTATGCGCGATTTAATGGACACACTAATCAAGAAAAAACTTCAAGATATGAGTGAGTCAGAAACTGGGTCTAACAAAGATATCCTAGACTTAATTGCACAATCGCATAAAATGTCAATGGAGTTGTTGGACAAAGAAATTCAGCTAGAAAAGCTTCGTCAAACCAATGAAAATGCTGGCATTAAATCACAAGTCAATGTTCAAATCAATGATGGGCTTGGCGACGGCACTAAGTATGGTGCACTAATCAATAAACTACTAAGTGGAAACTAATGCTAACTATTAGCCGACCCGATGTTGAGCGCAGTTTTATCACTGAGTTTCCTGCCGATCGCAGGTTCATCAAACTGCCAATTACCAACTACTTGAAGCTGCTGGGAATTTGGGAAACACTCAATGAACCACAAATTGCCCTAATCAACGCAGTCAACGATCCCAAGTACCGATTTGTTTGTGCTGCATTAGCACGCCGATTGGGTAAAACTTATATTGCCAATGTTATTGGCCAACTTGTAACACTAGTACCAGGTGCAAATGTCCTTATTATCTCACCCAACTATAATCTTTCTACTATTAGTTTTGAGCTACAACGTAGATTAATCAAGCACTTTGATCTAGAAATTACTCGCGACAACTTAAAAGATCGTATTATTGAACTCAGCCATGGGTCTACTATTAGGATGGGTTCGTTGAGCACAGTTGACTCAACTGTTGGTCGTAGCTATGATTTAATTATCTTTGACGAAGCTGCGCTGGGTTCAGATGGTGAAGCTGCATTTAATGTCGCACTACGTCCTACACTAGACAAGCCGAATTCAAAAGCTATTTTTATTTCAACACCTCGCGGTAAAAACAACTGGTTTAGTAAGTTCTTTGAACGCGGATTCTCACATGAGTTTCCAGAGTGGGTATCAATCACAGCTGATTATACTGAAAACACTCGTATGAGTGAGTCGGATGTTGCTGAAGCTCGTCGTTCAATGTCGAAATCAGAGTTTGAGCAAGAGTACATGGCTTCATTCAATACATTTGAGGGTCAGATCTACAAGCTTGAAGAAACCAAGATCTGTGAGTATGTTGTTGCAGACGGTGACGAAGCACTAGCTGGTTGTGATCCTGGCTACCGCGACCCTACTGCTTTTATAGTTGTAGTTTACCAAGCTCAACAGGACAAGTTTCACGTTGCTGATGAATACCTAAAAGCCGAAGCAACCACAGACCTGCATGCAGCTGCGTTTAATGAACTTGTACAAAAGTGGCAAATAGAATCTGTTTTCATAGACTCAGCAGCGCCACAGTTTGCATCAGACTTGGCTTATCTTTATGACATTGCCACAATCAAAGCAAAAAAGGATGTACTACCCGGAATCGCGTATGTGCAGACTTTAATTGAAACTAATCGCTTAACCGTATCGCCGCATTGTACAGAAACACTAGCTATGCTAGATCAATATCGCTGGGATACTCGTGAAACCCTTAAACAAGAAAAACCACTTCATGACAAGTACTCACACATGGCAGATGCATTACGATATGCACTATACACATATACGCTATAGGTATGTGTTAACAGGTTACAGCAATTTATGGTAATGGGCATTTGTGGATAAAAAATTTTTACGTTGACACATTGTTGCCCAAATGATATAATATGAAGAATTACAAAAGTGTGCCCAGAAAATAATGGCTAAAAATACAAATAATCGTATCCCTGTTAAGTGGATCAGGGACAAAGCCAAAGCAGCTTATACAAAGCAGTCAGATTGCTACGTTTGTGGTACTATTGAGGAACTAGAGCTGCATCATCTTCATTCCATTACTATACTGTTGAACCGCTGGGCTAGTCATAAAAATTATGATATATCCACAGATGCGGGAATTCTTGCTGTTAGGGACGAGTTTATTGCTGAACATCGTGTAGAGTTATATGAGCTGGTGTACACATTGTGCAACAAGCATCACGTAACCTTACATGGTGTTTTTGGAAAAGCTCCTGCTTTGGGTAGTGAACAACGACAGAAAAACTGGATTGAGAAACAAAAAGCCAAAGCTTTGGGAAAGACTCCTGTAGTGGATTCTCTATCATTGTTTGGTAAATTCTTATAAAGGACAACCATGGCATGGTATAATCCAAGTACGTGGATTTCAGATATACGTGAAAAGCTTAATCCAGCGCAACCATTTATTAGTCGTGAACAAGGTGTTTTCATTAACACCGATTCAGCGATTACTTATAATCAAGCGTTTGAAAAACTAGAAACTGTAAACCGCGGTGTTAACATGGTCGTATCAGGGTGTGCAAGCCTTGACTATGACATAAAAGATAAAAAAATGGAAGGCAGAGTTAGTGGAGTACGTCAAAAGACAATTGCTCAGCTACTTAACTATGCTCCTAACCCATATCAAAGTGCACAAGACTTTAGAGTTAATATTTTCACGGATTTCGTTCTTGAAGGTAATATCTTTATTTACTGGGATGGCGTACACATGTACCACCTTCCAGCATCGCGTGTACAAATTGAAACTGATGCTAAAACGTTTGTGGCTACATATCGCTACAACTTAACCACAGTTTTTAAACCAGACGAAATTATTCATGTAAAAGATTTAGCAGCCATCAGCATCTATCGCGGAACTTCCCGACTAGTGTCGGCTGATCGCAATATTAAAATCTTATACAAAATGCAAACATTCCAAGAGCAATTCTTTGAAAATGGTGCTGTTACAGGTCTTATCCTGACCAGTGAAAATACCCTAAGTCAAGTTGCTAAAGATCGTACAATTGCTAACTGGCAGTCAAAATACTCGCCAAAGAATGGTGCTCGCCGTCCAATGATCTTGGATTCAGGGCTAAAACCAGCACCAGGTATTGCGGATTCCTTCCAAGAAATGGACTTCGATACTTCAATTAAAACACATGACGCTAAAATACTAAAATCATTGGGTGTACCGCCTATCTTACTAGATGGCGGTAATAATGCTAATATCTCACCTAATCTAAGACTATTTTATCTAGAAACAATTATTCCAATTTTAACCAAATACACAAGTGCTGTAGAACGTTTCTTTGGATATGACATTGAACCTATTACTGCTTCAGTATCTGCTCTACAGCCTGATCTGAAAGATGTTGCAGCTTATCACTCAACACTTGTTAATGCAGGCATTATATCAGCTAACGAAGCTCGACAAGAACTACGTTACGAATCAAAACCAGGACACGACGATTTGAGGATACCAGCTAATATTGCTGGATCTGCGGCAAATCCTAGCGTAGGGGGAGCGCCTCCTAAACCTGCTGGTAAACCAGTGGGCGACAAGAGCGTACTATAAGTAAGGAACTACATGAACAATAAAGTACTACATTTACATAGTGCTTTTACCATAAAAGAACTTCCTAGCGCGGGTAACTCTAGTATTGAGTCTATTTTTATCGAAGGTTACGCAAGTACCACAGATATTGATAGAAGCGGTGATGTTGTCCCTAAAAGCGTTTGGGAAGCAGGAATTCAAAACTATCTTAAAAATCCAATAATCTTAGCTCAACACGATTACGATGATCCTATCGGACGAATGGTGGACTATAAAATTGATGATAAGGGTTTATGGGTAAAAGCGCGTATTTCTTCAGCTGCTGAAGAATGTTTTAATCTTATCAAAGACAAAGTTTTAACGGCTTTTAGTATTGGCTTCAAGATTATTGATGCAGAATACAATTCAGCTGCGGAAGTATTTTTAATA